TCATATTCAAACATCTCAGCTTGTACCACTGAGGTTATATGAGGGTCTCCTAGATAAAGGGGTATGTGAGGAACAGGCTCGTATGGTGCTACCGCCAAACACAATGACCGAATGGTACTGGTCAGGTAGTTTGGATGCCTTCTCCGCCATGTGCAACCTACGTTGCAAGCCTGACACACAGGCAGAGACACGAGAGGTAGCACAGCAGATTGATCGTAAGATGATTGAGCTATTCCCTGTATCATGGGATGCACTAACGGAGGATGAAGATGACTGAATTTCCAATGCACATTGGCGTAGAAAGAGTCACTGAGAATGAGGATGGCAGTGCCACCTACACTTTTCATATGAGTGACAAGGCATCTGAGGAGATGCAGCAACTAGGACTAAAGCTGATCCTTTACTGTGGTGTGGCTAAGGTTGACATAGATGATGCCTTTGCTAGTATCCTAGAACGTGGAGAGTACCTTAGCCAAGAGCCGCCAGAAGGAGAGGCATAATGTTTACAGTAGAGCACGAGTCTGATGCAACGGTTATTGTATCTTTAGACGAGAAGAACAAGTTTGAAGATGTAGAGGTTATAGTTGGTGCAGGTAGTGTGTATATTAGGCAGTTTGATAAAGACATGGATCAGTATGAAATGATCTATTGCTCTTTCCAGCAACTTGTAGATATAATGGCTGCACTAAATTCATCAGAAGGTATGTACTTCACCAGAATAAAGTAAGTGCAGATAGTAAAGGAACAATACTATGACAGCAGCAGTAAATACTAACAGTGAGATAAGTCACCAGCCGTGTCCTTACGAGGACTGTGCAAGCAGTGATGCCTTTTCCTACAACCTCATGAGTAAGGTAGGACATTGCCACTCTTGTAATCGAGCCTATCCTGGAAGGGATAAGAAGTTTGAGTGGGCAGAGGGAACTTACCCACCGCCACCACCTAAGGTAGACTTACGCAATACCAGAATTATTACTGGTAGATTCAATGACATACGTGGATTGGACGAAGACGTAGCAAAGCTCTACAACATCCAACTACAGTATGGTGAGAACAATGTTCCTGTCCGTTACGCATTCAAGTACCCCAACAACGTCAAGTATCGTGGCTTTGCAGAGAAGAAGTTTTGGACAAAGGAACGTGGGTCACCCACTGATCTCTTTGGCCCTGACTTCAATGCTGGGTCAAGTAAACGTATATACATCACTGAGGGTGAGTTTGATGCGGCTAGTCTTTATCAGGTCTTAGGTAAGTCTTATCCTGTTAAGTCTCTGCCTAGTGCATCCTTGTCGGACAAGTTCATCAAGAGTAACTTTGACTACATCAACAGCTTCGAGATGGTTGTATACGCAGGTGAGTTATCTGATGCAGCAGGTAAGGCTGCGGCACAGAAACTTTATAGCATGATGCCAAACAAGTTCTACTATGTCCCCATGTCCAAGTGGAAGGATGCCAATGAGTTCTTGATGGAAGGCGACAGTGAAGACCTGAAGTGGGCTGCACTAAAGCCCCAACGGTTTAGCCCTGACAACTTCTTTGTTGGTGACATCGAAGTAGAGAAGGCAATCACGACTGAAAACCCATACGAGTATGTCCAGACAGGTCACACAGGCATTGACGATAAGATGCGTGGGCTGGTCAAGGGTGGCCTCACCTTTATCAAGGCTCTTAGGGGTCAGGGTAAGACAGAGCTGGTTCGTTACTTTGAGGTAGCACTTCTCAAGCAGAACACCCGTGTGGCTATGCTTCACATGGAAGAGATGAAGTCCACTACCTACCGTGCTATGGCAACCTATGAGCTGGGTTGGAATGTCCGTACCAAAGAGGATGCTGTAACTGTGGGCTACACTGAAGAGCAGGTTATCACTGCCGCCCAGAAAATGGCTGGTGGTGAAAACACTGTGATCTTTGAGATGCAGAGCCATGACGATCCAATGCAGCTGTTGGAGTATGTACGTCTTGCCTCTACAGTCTATGGTGCAGAGTTCATATTCATTGACCACGTTCAACGTCTGGCCTACCTGTCCAACTCCGGTGTTGATGCAGCCACCAGCACCTTGACTACACTTGGATCTCGCATGGCTCAGTTAGCTAAGGAGCTGAACATCGGTGTTGTATTCATCTCTCAGGTTAATGACGATGGACGTACAAAGTATGCTGCTTCCCTTGAGGAAGAGGCTATCTGTTGTATTAAGTTAAGCCGTGACACTGAGTCAGACGATGAAGTTGAACGGAATACAACTCACTTCACCGTTGACAAGAACAGACCATTTGCTAAGTTGGGTTCTGCTGGTTCAGTCTACTACGATCCAGAGACTACCATCTTGGAGGAGGTTGTATTTCAAGTATGAAGATCGTTGTCAGTGACATAGAAACAAATGGTCTGCACGACAGTGACAAGCTGTGGTTGTGTGGTGGTAAAGACTTGAGCACCGGAAAGGTACACAAGTTTGAGAACTGCCATGAAGATCCATTTGCTAAGGCTGCGGCTATCAAATGGTATGAGGATGCTGACCTTATTATCGGTCACAACTTTATACCGTTTGATGCTCCAATGCTTAACAAACTACTCAAGCCTCGCCTCATTGACCCCACAAAGGTCATTGACACACTTATCGTCAGCAGGCTTGTTGATTACGACATCGCAATACCTAAAGGTGCCAAGTCACCTCACAGCTTAGATGCTTGGGGACGTAGGCTTAACAAACACAAAGGAGACTTTCATGAGTTTGATAAATTCAGTGACGAAATGGTTGAGTACTGGTACGGAGACATCGAGACTACATCTGCTTTGTATGAGCACTTCTCTCCTACTATTTGGGATGCTGATTGGAGTAAGTCTCTAAGGGCTGAACACAACCTTCAGATTGAGTTAGTAAGGACACAGTACTACGGCTTTGCCTTTGACAAAGGTAAGGCAGAGTTCTTACTTAACTCAGTTAAGAATAGGATGGATACACTCGAGGAACAGTTCCAAGTAGACTTCCCACCTAAGCTGACAGAGGTGAACCGACTTAAGTACAGACTTAAAAAGGATGGCACTGAGATGGCTACAGTACAGAAGGCCAAAGAACGTCACGCAATCACAAACATTGAAGGTGAAGACCTTGTGTGTTTTGACTGGGTGGACTTCAAACCTGGATCTTCTCGTGTTCGTATTGATGCACTGTGGGATGCGGGATGGCATCCTGTGGACAAGACCAAGACAGCTATCCAGTTTGCTCGTAAGAAGGTTGGTGAACCCTACGGTAAATCTGTGGCTAAGATGGACCAGTCCTTCTACGATCAAAAGAAGAAAGATCTGGACCGGTACGGGTACACAGTGTCTGAAGCAAACCTTAGCACACTGCCTGAGGACGCCCCTGAGGGGGCAAAGGCTCTTGCTCAGTGGCTCACCCTAGAAGGACGTAGAAGCAGCCTTGTAGAGTGGATTAATCAGGTTAAGGGTGACTCTCGTATCCACGGTAGGATACAACACATAGGTGCTTGGACGGGTAGATGTGCTCACAAAGATCCTAACACTGCCAACATATCCTCTCCCTTCCACGGCACCCCTAAGTCTGCTGTAGACGAGGTAAAGAAACAGTACGATGTACACCTTCGTGCTTGCTGGACTGTACCCTCTGGCTCATGGCTTGTGGGTACGGATGCAGATGGTATCCAGCTACGGGTACTTGCCGATTACCTATGGCGACATTTTGACGCAGATCAATATGCACAGGCTATTATGGAGGGGAAGAAAGAGAATGAGACAGACATCCACAACCTAAATAAGAATGCCCTGGCTGTTCCCAACGGTACTCGTGATATGGCTAAGACATTTATCTATGCTTGGCTGCTGGGGGCAGGTGTTGCCAAGACGGGTCAGATCCTCAACGTGAACATGAGGGAGGCACAGGCTGCTCGTACCCGTTTTGAGTCCAGCATTGATGGTCTGTACGATCTAAAGAATAAGCTCGTGCCTTACGTTGCAGAGAGAGGATACTTCACCGGATACGATGGACGTAAAGTCCCTGTACCTAGTGAGCATAAGACCCTTGCTGGTATCCTGCAGAGTGGTGAGTCCATCCTCATGAAGCACAGCCTACTAAGGTGGCACGATGTAGCACGTAAGCAAGGAATACGATTTAAGATGGTTGGCTTTATCCATGACGAGTATCAAGTGGAGGTCACTGGCACTAAGGAAGAGGCTGAACATCTAGGAAAGATCCAAGCCCAGTGTATGCTGGAAGTGGGGCAAGAGTTAGGTTTTAAGATACCTACACCTGGCTCTTACGATATAGGAAAAAATTGGGCAGAGACCCATTGACACCCCTATACAACACGACTATGTACTAAAACAGTAACAAAGGAGGCTATAATGCCAGCAACAAACATTGACGTTAAAGGTAAGATTGAGTGGGCAAAAGTATTTGAGTCCAATCGTGATCGTGCCGAATGGAATACAGAGACTGACGGTGAATATAAAGTAACCGTCATCACTGATAAAGCTACAGCTAAAAGTCTTACAGACGCAGGCTGCATGAAGAAGATTGTGGAAGTAGACGGTGGCTTCAAGGTTACCTTCTCACGTCCTCATACCGGAATGCAGGACTGGATGGGTGGAGCACCTATCGTAGCTGATAAATCTGGTAAGACTTGGGATCTAGAATCCAAGGGTCTTATCGGCAACGGAAGTGAAGGTATCGTCAAGGTAGAGATCTACCCTACTCGTACAGGACGTACCGGAACCCGACTTCTTGGACTTCAAGTCCTTGATCACGTAGTCTATGAGTCAGAAGGTGGTTCGTCCCAGTCACGTTCAATGTTCAAAGACTACTCCTCTGAGTCTGATTCGCCTGCCTCCTCCTCCCAACTTGAGTCAGATTCTATCCCCTTCTAGGTTTCCTGTTCCTTTCCCTAGAAGAAATGGCCCTCACCCTTCGGGGTGGGGGTTTCACATAACAGGAGGTAAACATGGCAGACATCAAGACACTCGTAAAAGATATGGAAGACACAATCCTAGGCTTAAACGGTTGGGATAATCTTGTAGGCAGTGAGATGGGAAAAGAGATTGCGGTAACAGCAGCAAAACGTTTCTCTGCTCCAAGCAAACCACGTGGCTACTTATCCTTCTCTTCCATTGGAAGCCCTTGTAAAAGGAAACTGTGGTACAAGATCAACCACCCAACGATAGCTAAACCATTGGCTCCTTCTGACCTACTGAAGTTCTTTTATGGAGACATGATTGAGGAACTTATCTTAGCCATTGTCAAAGTATCGGGACATTCTGTCGCAGGTGCTCAGGACCGTATGTACATTGGTGGTCTAGCTGGTCACAGAGATGCAGTCATTGACGGTATGACAGTCGATGTTAAGTCTGCGTCACCCTACTCCTTCAAGAAGTTTGCTGATGGTAATCTTCGTGACGAAGATCCCTTTGGTTATATCAGTCAGCTTAGTTCCTACGTCTATGCTGCGAAAGACGATCCACTTGTAACCAACAAGACACACGGTGCCTTCCTTGTTGTTGATAAGGTTGGTGGTCACATCTGCTTGGATGTGTACGACTTCTCTGAGGAGATGGATCGTAAAGAAAAAGAGGTTGAGAAGGTAAAGGACATGGTGAAAGGTGATATACCTGATCGTGGCTTTGAACCTGTTCCTCAGTCTAAGACCAGCCCCAACATGAAGCTACACCCATCTTGCGGATTCTGTGAGTTTAACAAGAAGTGTTGGCCTGAGGCCAGACGTTTTGTCTACAAGACAGGTGACGTTCTCCTGACTGATGTAGTCAACACACCTAATGTTCCTGAGGATTTTACCTACAATGAACAGAAAGAGGTTTAATGCTGCCGCCCTCAAGGCTGGATACAGGTCTGGCTTTGAGGACGATGTAGCTAAGGAACTTAAGGCTAAAGGTGTTGAGTTCACCTACGAGAAAGAAAAGATCAAGTGGGTAGATCTTAAGGTCAGGACTTATACTCCTGACTTCGTTCTTGGTAACGGTATCATAATCGAGACCAAAGGACGGTTTGTGGCTAATGACAGACGCAAGCATAAAGAAATCAAGAAACAGTTTCCTGATCTTGATATTCGATTCGTATTTTATAACAGTAAATCAAAGCTCTATAAAGGGGCTAAGTCTTCCTACGCAGACTGGTGTGACAAGTACGGTTTTATGTACGCAGATAAATCAATTCCAGATGCTTGGCTGCAGGAATAATTCTTGACGTGAGCATTTTAGACTATATAACTTGGAGGTTCCTGTGTTGTTCGAAGTAACGATGCTTGTTAGGTTAGACCCAAAGGCAAATTACATTGCCTCTGACAGTGTAGAACTGAGCCTTGGTGATATTATCCAGGATATTCTGTATGACCTAGACGATATTGAAGTAGTAGAAATAGAGGTGAAAAGAAATGATAAGTGAGAAAGACCTAGAAGGTATGGGGTATTTTGAGATGTTTAGTGGTAGCCCACAGTACAGCAAGACACTCACAGACTACTCTAAGTGGGTTGAGAAGAAGATGCTAACTCACGGTCACGATAGGCTTGTAGAAAACACTCTTGGTCTTGTCGGTGAGGCAGGTGAAGTAGCTGAGAAGATCAAGAAGAAGATCAGAGATGGTGAGAAGGTTACCTCTGACGAAATCATAAAGGAACTTGGTGATGTTCTTTTCTACACGACAGCCCTAGCAAACTATTTCCTATCTGATATAGGTGTAGTTATGGAAATGAATATTACTAAGTTAGACGATAGGGAAAAACGAGGAACCCTAAAAGGATCGGGAGACAACAGATGAACAATCAACTACCAACAGACTACCAAGCATTTATCCACAAGTCACGGTATGCAAGATACTTTGATGGCAAGGGGCGTGAATCTTATGACGAAACAGTAGAACGTTATATGGAAAATCTTGTGTACCCTGTCGCAGGTAAGGACAGCTATACCAAGGATATTGGGGATGCCATACGCAACTTAGAAGTGATGCCTTCTATGAGAGCATTAATGACAGCTGGGCCAGCCTTAGATCGGGACAATACAGCTGGCTACAACTGCAGCTACTTGCCTGTAGACGATCTCAAGTCATTCGATGAAGCCATGTTCATCTTGCTCTGTGGCACAGGAGTTGGGTTCTCTGTCGAGAGACAGTTCATCAACAAGCTCCCAGAAGTTCCTGAGCTGTTCGATAGTGAGTCTGTCATTGTCGTTAAGGACAGTAAGGAAGGGTGGGCTAAGGCTCTCCGTCAAGTTATTGCACTCCTGTATAGTGGTGAAATTCCTAAGTGGGATGTGTCTCGTGTACGTCCTGCAGGCGCAAGACTTAAGACATTCGGGGGCAGAGCCTCTGGCCCTGCTCCACTTGTTGATCTATTTAACTTCGTTATTCATACTTTCAAAGAGGCTCAAGGCCGTAAGCTATCCTCTATTGAGTGCCACGATATCATGTGTAAGATAGGCGAAGTGGTAGTCGTAGGTGGAGTGAGAAGATCAGCTATGATTTCATTGAGCAACCTCTCTGATGACCGCATGCGTCATGCTAAGTCAGGTGATTGGTGGCTGACTGAGGGTCAACGTGGATTGGCTAACAACTCTGTTGCTTACTCTGAGAAGCCCGACAGCCTATCTTTCATGCGTGAGTGGATGGCTTTGATTGAATCTAAGTCTGGTGAACGTGGCATCTTTAACCGTGAGGCTTCAAAGAAGCAAGCTGCTAAGAATGGTAGACGTGATTCAAATTATGAGTTTGGTACAAACCCTTGTTCTGAAATAATTTTACGTCCGTACCAATTTTGCAACTTAACGGAAGTAGTTGTACGAGCTACCGATACACTTGATACCCTCGCAAAGAAGGTTCGTCTTGCTACCATCCTAGGTACAATTCAATCTTCTCATACTAAGTTTCCTTATCTACGTAAGATTTGGCAACGTAATACAGAAGAGGAAAGGTTACTTGGTGTTTCCTTGACTGGCATTATGGATAATCCATTAATGACAACGAAGAACAAAGGATTGGAGAAGACCCTTGAACATCTTAAAGCTATTGCCGTTTCTACAAATGCTGAGTGGGCTGAACGCCTTAATATCCCTGTTTCTACTGCTATCACTTGCGTCAAACCTAGTGGCACTGTCTCCCAACTTGTTGATTCTGCTAGTGGTATTCATGCTCGTCACTCAGAGTATTACATTCGTACTGTCCGTGGTGACAACAAAGATCCACTGACACAGTTCATGAAGGATCAAGGTATTCCTAATGAACCTGATGTATCTAAGCCTGACTCTACCACAGTATTTAGCTTTCCCATGAAGGCACCTGAGGGAGCTATTGTCACCTCAGATCTAACTGCTATTGAGCAGCTGGAGATGTGGTTGGCATACCAAAGATCATGGTGTGAGCACAAACCATCGGTGACTATAAACGTTCGCAGTTCTGAATGGTTTTCTGTAGGTGCCTTTGTGTACGAACACTTTGACGAGATGTCTGGTGTCTCATTCTTGCCATACAATGAACACACTTATCAGCAAGCCCCTTATCAAGAGGTGGGTAAGAGTGAGTATCAAGAGCTTCTGGATATTATGCCATCCTCCATTGACTGGTCACTACTATCAGAGTATGAGTCAGAAGATAACACAGCTGGAAGCCAGACACTTGCTTGCTCTGGTGACAGCTGCGAGATCGTAGACTTAGTTTAAATCAAATACCATCCCTAGCTCAACTGGATAGAGCAACGGTCTTCTAAACCGTAGGTTGCAGGTTCAAGTCCTGCGGGGTGGACCAAGTACTACTGGAGGGACTATGTACACAATTATTTCAAGAGAGCAGTGCAACTTCTGTGATCTAGCTAAAGTAATGATGAGCAAGAAGGGTATCAGTTACGTAGAATATAACGTACACTCTACTAGCTCTAAGTGGGTTTTGACCTTGCTAAAGAAAACAAATCTTACTACAGTACCTCAAGTCTTCGATGAATCTGGTAAACTAATCGGAGGTTACACTGAACTTAAGGAGCACCTGTTAAATGATTAAGAGACCCTTCAATAAAGCTTTGTATGATGCCTACGATAAGCCAGCTCGTGATACTCTGGCTTCGTACCTTGAAGAACAAGGCCATACTGTTGTATCCAACGAAGAGGATTATAATGTTGACTTAGTTACTCAGAAGGGTGACTTTACTTACTTTAATGAAGTAGAAGTTAAGACTGCTTGGAAGGGTGACTGGCCTACTCATTGGGCAGAGATCCGTATCCCTGAACGCAAGAAAAGGTTACTTCAACACCATAAAGGTGCAGAAGGTTTCTTAAATTTCTATATCTTTAGCTTTGATATGTCTAAGGTCTGGAGGATTAAGGATACGTTACTTACCCATAATTCACTTAGGGAGGCTAGTGGTAGATACATACGCCCAGGCGAGAAATTCTTTCACATCCCTTACACAGAAGCTGAGTTAGTCACCCTATGATTGGAACTGACACTATTGAAAAGCCAAAGAGAACTAGACGCAAGACTACCTACAAGGGTGCTGCCAATAAAGAAACATCTGGTCTAGTCCCACGTACTGCAAAGCAAAAGGACTTTATTGATGCGTTATCATCATCGAATCAAGTATTTGTTCTTGGTCCAGCTGGAACAGGCAAAACTTACGTCACGGCATCGTATGCGTCTGACCTCTATGCGACTAAACAAATTGATAAAATCGTTATCACGAGGCCGCATGTGGCGGTGGGTAAAGAGCTTGGTTTCCTGAAGGGTGATCTAGCAGAAAAGACTATGCCTTGGGCTTTACCTGTCCTAGACGTATTAGAGAAGCATCTTGGTAAAGGTACAGTCGAGACTGGCATCAAGAATGGTAACATTGAGATGGCACCTCTGGCCCTCATGAGGGGCCGTAGCTTTGACAATGCCTTTATCATTGTTGATGAAACCCAGAACATCACAACGCATGAACTCAAGATGCTGTTGACTCGTGTAGGAGAAGGTAGTACTATTGTCCTAAACGGTGATGTGCAGCAGTCAGACCTGAAGGAAGCTGACGGACTGTCTAAGGTTATTCACCTAGCAAAGAAGTATATGGTACCTGTACCCGTTGTGGAGTTTGGTGTTGAGGACATTGTTCGTTCTGACATCTGTGCACAGTGGGTGAAGGTGTTTATGAAGGAAGGGTTGTAGTACTATGACATATTGTGAAGACTGTGGGTTCCTGTTGGATGACAACAAAGTCTGTGGTGAGTGTTCGTCCCCTAGTCTTGAAGACCCCCGTGATAGTTTTGACGCAGTAGATAGACCGTTTTACTACAACCACACAGAC